CCCGACGATAGCCTGCAGCGTCGTCGCGCTGCCGGCGGCCGTGGGAATACCCAGCGCTGCACCGTTAGCGAGCGCCTTGGCCACGCCCACACCGAACTTCTTCCCATTGCTCAGCGTGCATTCAGCCCACTTTGCGCCAGAAACAGTCTCAGTTGTGAAGCCGCCTCCGTTATTTTGGAACGCGAACGCGAGCACTGAAGCATTGCCTGACCAGGTGTGGCCCGTGTTATCGCTGACCTGGACATGCACCACGCCGCTCGCATCCACGTAAGCGCCTGCGAAGTACATGATGTGCGAGGACTCGGGCTGATCGTGGATGAATGCGACCGCAAACGACGGATCGAGCGTGAATCCAGCAGGCGCGCTGATCGTTGCACCGTCGGCCACAATGCCACAGCCGAACGCGATGACCTCGCCGCCCAGCAGCGTGAGCTCAATCCACGTCAGGTCGCCCGCCGTCACCTGCGTTGCGCTGCCCAGCCAAGTCAGGGCAGCGTAGCCGATTGATCCCGACCAGGTGTGGCCGATTGCGTCACTGTAGGTCAACGTGAGCTGCCGGTCGCTGGACGCGTCACAGAGACGAATGGTGTGGGCGGAGTGGCCACTGGTAAGCGATCCCGCTGCAGAGGCCCATGCGAGCAGATTGCTGGTCGGATAGCCGGTCGAAGGCAGCTGGAACTGAGTGCCCGGATCCGCGATCCCCGTAAAGAAAACGAAATTGCCGTCGGCTGTGTCGATGCCCGTGTAGTTGGACTCATTGCCTGGATCGCTACCGGGAACGCTCGGCCAGCCAGCGGCCGTAGAGTCGCTCACGTCGATAAAATTGCCTTCGTCGTACGCGCCCAGCACCAGCTCGATCTCACCACTGCGATCAGATGGCTGCTCCCGAAGCGTGTCGCCGCCCTGCCCCACAGAGATTGTTGGCACGCGATACGTCATCGGGTCGAGAACTTCGTAATCTCCCTGGTAGGGATAGCTCGCGGTCGCATCAATCGTCACGCGATCGCCGGGTTGCACCGCCGACACAAGGTTGCCCGCATCATCCTTAGCAAACATCGACGTCGAGAGACGCAGCATGCGTGGCAGCACATAAGGCGCTGTAAGCGCGCCTGCGTTCCCCATTGTGTCTGCACCCAGCGAGCGCCGCAGTTCGTAGGCAACAACCCGCGCAACCTGGTCATAGGTCGACGTCCCAAAATCGAGCGTGCTCTTGACCCGTGCACGTATACGGGCAAGTCCGATGGCAACGGCACCGCGCGCCAGCTCGTTCGCGCGATGGCGGAAAAGAGGTGTACGTGAGGCAAAACGCGAGTACAGCAAGCCCAGGCCGCCGACAGCGCCCACGCTCGTCGGATAGTTCGAGCCCTTACGCTCCAGCACCATCGTGCTGGGATAAACGGCCGAAGGCGTGCCCGGATTGATCACATCGGGAACGCTGTAGACCTTCCACTCGCCGTCGTAGGTTGTATCTGTGCCGCCGATTGCGATGTAGTCGCCGGCGTTGCACGGGTGTGGCTCCTTGGTGGTCAGATTCGGCCGCCCATTAGACGCGCAGGTGATCGACTGAATCTTGCTGCATTGCGGCACCAGCAGGTCACGGAACTTGCCCACAATCTGATTCGCGGCGGTGTGCGGCTGCGCCTCGCTCGCAGTCAGCGAGCCCGGTTCGACGTGCACGCGCTTGAACGTGAAAGCAACCGCACGCGGCCTGTCGATGTTGAACGCGCACTTGTTTGCGTACTCGGTGTAGTAGCCGCGGCAGACTTGCGCTATTTGCGCCTCGATCGACTGCAGCGAGGCTTTCGACGTAAACGCGTAGCTGCCCTGGGAACGCCGGCGGCCGTTGGCGAGGATCTCGTCGCAGTACTGTGCGGAGCCATAGATCTTGTTCCAGTCGAAGCATGCCGAGGCACCGACGGAAAGGTCATCAATTCCGGACGCTGAGATATTGAACTCCGGCAGAATCTTGCAGCGCAGGCGCGCGTCCACCCAGTGCCACACGGGGTTGGTGGTAAACGCGTAGGCCACCATACGGCCGTTGGCGTCGAAGATGCGGCACTTCAGCGCGCGCCACAGCCCGATGGGATTGATGTCGGTCCACTGGGACGGATCGTTCTGGTGTGTGTTGGTCTGGTTGATGAGCGGCTGTTTGCGCATGATCGCGTAGTGCGCGATGCGCGAATAGCGCTGCGGCGTGATCCCCTCGGGAAACAGCGACCAGAGCACGTCCATCCCCTGGTCGGGGCCATAGGAGCTTGGTGTCGACCCGCTGCCGATAATTGCGTCAGTGCCAGAGTGGAAGTTGAAAACGAGGTTTTGCTTGGCATTGTCGAGCGCCGGTGTCCAATCCCAGCCCTGCCAGGTGTTGGCGATCGCCGTGGATCCGCGCCATACGAGCACGTCGTTGATCCAGAGCTCGCTGCAGCCGTCCCACTCGCCCTCGCCCAAGAGCCAGATGCCGAGCCGCGTGTAATCGAGATTACTGTTGCCCGTGTCCTGCAGCTGGTAGTAGGCCGCGCGCTTGCCTGTGACCCACACGTACCCATACGCCAGCGCTGCCGGCGTGCCGACTGTGTCAGAGATCGATGATGGAAGGGTGGCGATCGCAGTGCTCATCAGATGCGCCTCCGCCGATTGATCGTCGTCGTCGCAACGTTCGCGGTGGTTTCGCCGTAGTTTTTCTCGTACGAATTGAGCACCACGAGAATGCGGTCAATCTGCTGGCAACTCTGGTAGCTATAGCCGCACTCGGTTGATCCCGTCGCCCCGCACTGCGGTGACTTCCAGCGCCACTGGCACGTTTCGCTGTACTCAAGCAGCGGCGCGTCGACGTCGGCCGAGGTGGAAAGGCTCGACGCCTGCAGCGTGAGCGTGTCAGGCCCTACGCCGCCGTCCGGAATTGTGAACTTGCCGTGGACCTCGCGCCAGGCGGCCGCCGCATCCGACTGCCAGCAGCGATAGATGAACATCGCGCCCTCGAGCGTCGACGCGCGGATGATCTGCTCCATATCACGCGCCAGCGTGGTGCCGCTGAGGTTCTGCAGCACAAACGCTCCTGAGTCCGTCACCGAGCTGCGGTGGAAGGTGAACTCGGGCACGCTCAGCAGCCACGGCTTGTATTGCGTCGGCCACTCGGAGATCCACGCAATGCACGCATGTGCAAGTCCATCGACGTTGCGCGTTGGATCACCGCTGTAATAGGTATTCCCGTTTCCCGAGAAGATCTCCAGAATCAGCTCGTCGCCTGGAGTGAGCGAGTCGGCAAAGATGATCGGACCCACGGCAGAAGCACTCACGAATTCTGTGCCGCTGTAGCCGATTGCATTCGAGTACGCGGTGAACGTAAGCGTCCCCAGATACTGCATCGTCGCGCGCCCGTAGCCGTCGAACTCGACCTGGACACGGCCGTTTGCGAAGTCGCTGCCGATACCGTCTTCGAAATCGACCAGCAGTGTTGCGCGATGATCAGGCACGATGATTGCCTGCCCAGCGGTCGCGTAGTTCGGAGTCGTCGCCAGTGCTGATGGAATATACGAGATGCCGCTCGGCGCGATGATGTTGCGGTCTGACCAGTGGTAGAGATTGCCGCTCATGTCCTGGACATCGAGCAGATGCGTCGGCGCGATGCCAGTGTGCGCCGGGCCGACAGCAACGAGTCGGGAATTCAGCGTGATCATCGCATCACCTGCAGGCCGTACCAGCCGATTGCTGTGCCCGTGGAGAGCGCGTTCTTGGTGCTGTCCACCACGACCTTGATGTCGTGGATATTGAGAGAGAGGTTGGTGAGCGTGAGCACCGCTGCGACGGCTGAGGCGGCCGCGTAGCAGTCGACCGTCGTATTGAGCACGCCGTCCACATACACGTCAGCTTTGCCCTGCGCAGGCCCTGTCTGCATCCAAAGCTTGAAGCCGTAGCCGCGATATACAAAAGGCGCGTAATCTCCAGCCGTCGTGCCGGGATTTGTCATGCAGCGCGTCGTTTGATAGGTGCGCGCAAATCCGCCAAGCATAATGGCCGGGGCCGCACTGACTACACCCTGTGTCCACGAACCGCTCGTTGCGAGCTTCTGCTCGACACGATCATTCCATGCGCCGAAAAACACTGAGTCGCGATCCCAGTTCGACGGGTACTGCACCATCGGCACTCCCGGAATCTCTTCGAATCGCACGCCCTCGACGTCGTATTTGTTGTTCTCCGAGTCAACGATTTTGACGCCCGTCGTGAAGGTGCCGACGTAGTGGCGGCCGCCCGCATCATGGTCGACTACCGTGAAGTAGTCGCCGCCCTCGTACTGCTCGAAGTACTGGCGCAGCCGCATTGCGCAGGCAAGCGTGCGGCCCCGCCAACCAAGCGTGAAGACATGGGGCGATGCGTCCATCTCCCGTGACCAGGGGCCGCCACCTACAGTGCGTTTGCGCAGCATGGTCGATGGGCGATCGTTCTCAAACCCGTAGCTCGGGTTCATCGAATCGCCGATCGACCAGTCAATGCCCGCGATCGGATTGAGGATGTCAGTCTCAGGCATCCGCGCCTCCGGAGTTCTCGGCGTAGCTCGAATTCAAGGCTGACCGGATGTCGTGCTTGTGTGTGTGCAGCATCTGCGCCACGCTCTTCGCGTCGAGGGCGCTGACATTCATTTGCAGCGTGCGATCGCCGCCGGAACTGGATGGCGCACTGTTGGCTTCCATCATTGAGCGGTATCCACGCGCGATCGACTCTGCAGAAGCACCTGCCTCGAGCGCGCGTGTGATGCGCTCATTCTGATCGCTCGGGGTAATACGCTCGTTCTCGTGGATGACGGCATAGCCAGTGCGCGGCACTGAGTCGGTCCCAACGGCATACTGCGCCGCTGATTCTGTGTACTTGCTGCGCCCAGCGCGCGCTTCGCCGGTCAGACGTCCCTCGGCCTGCTTGATTTCCTTATTGACCGTGTCCCAGTAATAAGACTTCGCTGCCGGCCCCATTCCACTGAGCGTCTTGCGAGCCTCGACGTCGAGGCTCTGCATATCGCTATAGGCCGACATATAGTCGGTGCTGCCAGCCTGGAAGCCCATCGTGTCAGCGGTGATCCGTGGCCTCACTGTCTTGAGATCGTAGACACGCGCCTTCTCGCGGCCGCCAAATCCAATCGCGCCGATCACCGCTCCCGCCGCTGCGCCCACTGCAGCACCCATGGGGCCGCCTACGGACATGCCAAGTTGCATTCCGCTCATAGCGCCACTCAACGCACCGCCGAAGCCGCCGCCGCCTTGGAACGCGCTATACAGGCCAGCTGCTCCGCCCGCCGCTCCGGCAGCATTTGCCATCACGCCGCCGCCACCGAGCATGCTTCCATTTCCGCCGGTTCCGCCGGACTTGAACGTGCCGTCCTTACCGAATGAGCCCGGCACTGTCATGCTTTGCGTGTCTGCAAATCCGCCAGTCGCATCGCCCGTCGTACTGGCACCGCGACCGAAGATTCCCTTTGCCTCGGAGAACAGACCCACGCCCTTCTGCGCGAAGCTGATACCTGTTCCGACTGTGCCGCCGCCAGTCGCACCCGCGGGAGCAAGATCTCCAGTCGCGCCAGACGAACTGTAGCCGCCGCTCCCGACGAGCGACATCGAGCCATCTGAACCGTTCACAAAGTTGCCGGAGACGCCGCTGCCGGTAGCACCATAGAAAGCCGGAGCACCAGCGGCGAGCGCACCTGGTGAGCCAGGCGCGGTAAAGCCGCCCGAGATCATTGCGCTTCCGATGGTGATGCGAGCTTGCGCAACGGACATCATCGCGGCCGCTGCGGCGTTGCGACCGCCGCCTGCATTGCGCCGCTCCAGATCTCGGCCTCCACGCGACACGCCGGCAATACGATCGAATATTCCGCCCGTTCCGCTTTCCGCTGAGGCTGTCACGCCAGCGCGATTCTGAAGGCGCTGCACTACTGCGGCTGCGGCTTCGCCAGCAGCCTTGTCGCCCATCTCTTTCAGCGCATTCAAAGGATTCTGGAAGAAGCGCGCGAACTCGCCAGACATCTTCTCGCGCGCCTGGCGTGCAGACTCAACGAGTCGCGCATCACGCTGCTCGGCCGCAGCTACGACGCGGCGATTGAAGTCTTCTTCCTGGATCAGGTTCTGGTCGAGCTGTTCGCGATACTGCCGTACACGCTCGTCATATTCGGCGACGATCGCCGCGGTCTGCTGCTTTTCAGCACTCAGCATGGCCACGCGCGCCTCAGACTCGATCTGCGCTGTTTCTGCCGAACCGCGCTCGCGCAACTCGGCGGTCCTGTCCGCAGCAGTGCCATTGATCGTGGCGTATTGCCGGTTCAGAGTGCCGATGTTGGCCTGGTAGGCCGGAGAGTCTGTCTTCTTTCCATACTGCGTCTGGTAGTCGTCGAGCGCCTTGCGCAGGCTACGCTCCCGCTCAAATTCGATCTGCGCGAAGCCCTTGACCTCGTGCGAGACGCGCTCATCTGCGAGATCGTCGACTTTCTTGGTGTAGTCGCGATCAAGAGCTTCCTGCTTTTTGAGTGCCGTTTCGCGCGCAGTTGCAATATCAGCCTGCCGATCGCCCTCATTGACATAAGTTTTGCTCTCGTTGATCTTGCGAATCTGCTCGACCATGTCGGCCTGGATCTTCGGCACGCCGGTCAGATTCATAGAGTCGGCGGCAGCACGTCGATCAGCTACGGCCTCGCGTTCTTCATCCAGCCGCTTCATCTCTTCTTTATGGAAACGCTCGCGGATCAGCGTAGCCGCGGCAGTGCGATCGATCTCCTTGTATTTCAGATCCTCAATCGCGTCGGCTTCCTGCTGGTGATAGAGACGCGATCCCGCGAGACCGGCTTCCGCCGCTGCATGCCGCAGCTGCATCATCTCCTGCGCCTGTTGCCTCTCGAGATTGAAGCGCTCGGCATCTGCCTGCGCCGCTGCTCTTGCATCGGCAGCTTCTTGCTCGGGGCCTGGTGCTCCAGAGATAGGCATGGAACGCGAGAGGGGGTTCTTCGTCCACAAGCTCGTCTGTGTTACCGGGTTTCCCAGAGCACTGTCCTGCTCGCGGGCATAGCGCGCATTCTCTGCGTTAATCGATCGCTGCTTCTCCAGCTCCGCAGTGATCTTCTTCTCGCCCTGCAGGCGTGCATCACCTGCGTGCTGGAGTTCAATCTGGCCAAGATTCTGCTGATGCCGCTGCTCGGGCAGCGACTGCTGCTGCATCTTGTCAGCGGTACGCTGCCAGTCCATGGCCTGTTTATTCGCCTGGTTGGCCTGCCACATCATGTATGGAGCGGCCGGGTCGAGCGCGTGGACCCAACTATGATTTGCCGTCTTGTCGAGCTTTTCCGCCTCAGCGCGGTATGCCTCGACCATTTGCTTGGCTTCTTCGATGCGCAGCCGCGTGGTTTCAATCGAGTGTGTGTTGCCGAAGTCCGCCTGCTGAGCCTTTTTGACTTCTTTGTTGTACTCTTCGATCGCAGCATCGACGTTCAGCATATTTTCCCAGAGCTTCTTCGCGCCCTCTGCCACCTGCTCAAAAAGCATCACGCCGATCTGGATGCCTGCAATGCCTGCAATTGCGCCACTGAGCGCCTTCACTGCTACCTCAGCGGCTGAGCTTTCGGCCACGAACTTTTTAAACGCCTTCGGCAGTTCGATACCAAATTCTTCGGTGATCAGGTGAATGCCTTCACGCGTCGAAAGGCTCTCTTGGTGGACTGCCTTCAATCCATTGCGAGCCTGCTGGCCAGCTTGTGCACCGCGCTGGCCAACCTGACTCATCTGCGTATTCATCCGCTGCAGAGTCGCGTCAAGGCTGCTCGTGGACGATGCTGTGCCTTTGAGCGCCGCATCGAATGCACGCACGCCCTGGACCGCGCCCTTCTCGTCGACGATGAGCTCAAGCTGTACTGCAGTCGCCATCAGTTGCCCTCAGTGCTGGATTTCTGCCATGCATTCGCGGCAGCGGAACGCATGCGGTGAGTTTGGTAGGCCGCAGCGCGGACAAGCCGGATGCGTTGCTTGAAAGTGCTGCCGTTCTTCTTTGAGCACCTGCAGGCTGGCCGCCTCTTCTGCCGTGAGCTGGATCGGGGCAACCTTGAGCATCCCCTCCAGCCACACCAGGTGCGCGATCCAAACAAAACAGCCCTCGGGAACCGTGCGGCGCGGCCGGAGGCTTTCATAGGCGGCCACACGTTCCTCCGGGGGCGTGTTCTCGATCGTTCGTGCAATGTCGCCATACTGAAAGCCCTCCGAGAAGTACTCCGCCGCCGCACGCCGGACCAGGGCGAGCTTCATTCGACCGCTACGTCGTCGCCGCCTTCGAAGAGCTGGAGGACCGCCGCGGCCTTGTGCGCCCCATCCATCTCCGCGCGGATAGCCTCCACGCCTTTCAGTGCGTGCCCGGATATCGCATAGCCGTCCACACTCTCGATCAGATCGTCGTAGAGCCTCATCGCGATCAGTTGCCGCGATGGGTAGCTCGATACGGCGTTTTCACCGTCGCCCTCCACGCGGACGCGGGCCGACTCGTAGTTGAAGCGCTTCAGCTGATCCGGAGAAATGTGCTTGAAGCGATGGATCAGTCCGTCGTAGAGAAAAGACTTTCCGTCGAGAGGCCATACCGCTGCGAGCGTCACTTCTTCCGTGCCGAAAGGCGCGGCTTCTTTGACCAGGTTTGCGGAAGCGCCGACGTTCCGCAGCACCATTCCGAGAGCGGTGCGATGCCGAAGCGGAATCGCGGCCTGCCAGTGATCAACCGCGGCGACGTCGCCGAAGCCTTCCACGCGCGTCAGCGTGGATTCGACGAGTGCGATGGATGCTGCCTCCGCCTCGTAGACACGCTCGCGGTGGCCATCCGTCTGCAGCGTGCGATTGATGATGCCCGCGTAATACGTCGCCCAGTCCTTGTCGGTCAGCCGGCGGAAATAATAGCTGTAGACCTGTTTGCCTGCCTTCAGATTGATCTGCCGCAGCCCATCCAGCGGCAGCATTGGCATCACTTCCTCACTCATCTCATCCTCCAAAATCAGCAATGCAGGGGCCGCGTGTGCGGCCCCAAGCGCGCTTAAACGCCCGCGTAGGCGGTCAGGTAGCTGGTGGCCACCGTGTTGAGCAGCGTGGCCGTGCAGATCTGGCCATCGGTGGGCTTCAGGATGTCGTCCTTTTCGAGATCGAGCGTGTACGTCACATACTTGTTCGTCTCGCCCAGGTCGGCCTTGCGAATGACGAGCCGCGGAATGTCCACGTTGAGCGAGACGGTGCCGCTCACGATCGAGAGCTGGGCCTCGAGCTCTGTGCGGGCAACCTGCCAGTCGCGGATATCGCTCGTCGTGTCGACGGCAATGACCACCTTCAGTCCCATGACGGGGTTTCCGAGGCGGATAAAGTACGGATAGAGGCCGCCGCCGCAGGCGCGGAAAGCGTCGTTGGCGTGATCCAGCGTCAGCTCCCAGCTCAAGACACGCGGTGCCATCGACGCCGGCGCGCCAGTCACGCCGAGCTTGAAGATCGAATCCGATCCAGCCAGGTATTTCGCCGTGGGCAGATCGGGCAATGTGACCATCGCGCCGTCCTGGTACTTGCCGGTGGAGATAAAACTGGCCTGCGCCATCACCGAGCCCTTGTCGGTGCCACTGAGCACAACCTTGGTGCAGCTCGTGTCGAGCAGCTTGTACTTCAGTCCCGGCGCGTCTTCGACGTAGATGTTTGTCACCTGGGCTGGCGCGCCGTCATCACGCCAGGTGAACGCATGCGTGGTGCGCGTCTCCGGCGCTACGGGTGCGGTGATCGTGTCATTCCCCATGACCATCGCAAGCAGCCAGCCAATGACGTAGTCGTCGCAGCGCATCTTCGCGTCTCCGGAGCGGCTGCGCGCAATCTCGCGCGATTCGGTCGCAAAGGACGTGCCCTTGCCCGCGTACTCATAGTCGGACTCGACCTCGGGCTCCATGTTGAAAAAGCCGCTCGTGTCGGGACGGGCACGGTAAGTGAGCGCGGTGTCGGCCAGAACCTGGGCGGCATCAGTCTGCACAACGCCGCCGAGGACGAGATTGCGCAGGATGGAACGTTGCGTAGTGAAGACAGTTGGCATAGTTGCTCCTCCTCAGAGCGGGAACTGTTGAACCGGATACGTGAACACCACTGCATGCACAAGCGCATTTCCCAGAGTGCCCAGCCGCGGGCCGCTGGCGGCCATAGGGCCAGACCAGTCGAAGCGGCCGTCCGGATGCTCGGCATCGACAAACCGACGCAAGGACGAGCCATTGCCGCCCCCCAGAGGGTCGAATGCATCAGCGATGGCATCGATCAGTGTCTGGAAGATCGGCTCTGAAACGCCGTCCTTGTAGGACATGAAGCCGGAAATCTCGATGGTGTGCGTGCGCCGCACTGCATTCATGGCCTCATCCTGATCGTTGAAGCCCACGCGGGTTACGCGCCATGCACGCACAATCGGGTTGGCGGGGTCTGTCGTCGCGTCGAAGAAGATCTGCTTGAACTGCGCCTCCGTGATGGAATTGCGCAGCATGTTGTAGACGTTGGGGCCTACGCCCTCGACCGTCTTGATGCGGTCGCAAACAGCGTCAATCACATCGACTGCATTCATGCGCCCACCTCCGCGAAACCGGCCTGCGCCAACGCGAGGGCGATGTTCTTCTCAAGCGCGGGAACGATCATCGGGTCCAGTTCTTCTAAGCCGCGGGAAAACATCTGATGCCCCTGAGTGCCCTTCTTCGCAATCGACTTCGCCACAGCGAATGCCAGGGAGAGCGCGTCCTTTTCGTCCTCGACACTGAACTTCTTCATCACCCACGGCAGAAGCGCTTCCGGAGGCGGCATGTGCGGCCGAGCGCCCGTTTCCACTGGCGCGGCATATCGGTCAGCACCCATTGACGTGCCAACGCCGATGATTTCCCGCGCGGCGTCTGGAAGCGGCTGGAAGTCAGAGAAGACGGAGCCCGCAAGATTACCTGAGAAGACGGCGGCAGGCTTGCCTTCGAACGGAGTCGTGATATTGCGCTGGACAATATCCGTGCCCTTCGCACCGAGCTCTTCGAGGCCCGCACGGGTGCCGATGCGCACGGCTGCCTGGATCTCTGCCGGCGCTTCAGCCACGCCCGTGATTTTTGCGCCCGGATTCATCGTGTGTACTTCCCGTGCACCAGCCGGTCCACACCAGAGTTCTGTTCCAGGTACTGATGGCCCAGGGCGAAGGCCGGCGCTTGCTCATTGCTGCCGTTCGCGCCCTCATCGATGCCCATGTGGTTGAAGTACCGCTTGCGCAGGTTCTTCGCGATCGTCAGCATCTCCTGCGATTTCGAGCGGTAGTTGACGACGTCAGCCTGGATTGTTGAATCGCCGGTCTGCACATAGCGGCTAGCCAGCCTGTCAGCAGCAAGAGATGCGGCGTAATCGACCACTGCATAAAAATCGCGGTCGAGCACTGTCGATCCGTCCGCCAGATGGCGCGCCGTCCAGGTCACCCTGCAGACATCGCCCACGATGGGCGTATCGAAGTTGATGAGGAGCTTGTACCCGCTGGGCGCGCGATAGACGCGGAAGTCCGAGTCAAGCACCATCTGCGGCGGCTGCTGCTCGATCGGATACTCGATCGACCGCACCGTCGAGAACTCCGGTTCAAACACCGGCACGTCAGAGCCCGAGCCGGGCGCGACGGGAATGTCCAGATAGTTTGTGCCATTACCTGGCACGTCCGAGACGACGTCAAGCGGCCGGTCCTGCGAATAGCGCTGCACGATGGTGCGCACCACCAGGGCAGGCAGCAGCGTGCCAGTCGTACCGCCCAGATATGCCGCATCATCCTCGATCGCGTCGGGGATCTTGTCGACGAAGTCCTGAATCGAAAACGGCATCGCGCATCTCCGGGTAAAGTGGGCCGCAGACGCCACATTCAGCGCCTGCGGCTGTTAGGGTTAAGCGTCAACCTGAACCAGGTCGAGCACGACGAACGCCGCTTTCGGCGCGGTAGCCGGCACGCTCACCAGGTCGAGCGTGACCGTGTCGCCGATGTTCAGAAGTGCGCCGCCAGGGAACTGGTTTGATCCCTTGCTGATCGTCTTTGAGATCGACTTCGCGGCGGCGCCCCCGGCGATCGAGAGATCTCCGGCAGCTGTGATGGCAACGCCATTTACGTTGACCTGTACGGCAGTCGAACCCGCGCCAGCGCCGGAGTCCGACAAACAAAGCTCAGCCGCGCGGATGCGCGTCTTCTGCGTCGCCGTGAACGTCACCTGCCCGTTTGAGACGGCGAGCGCCGCGGGAAGCGGCAGCGTGAGATGACTCCTACGAAAACTGTCCTGCATGACTCCTCGCTTTCATTGCGGCCCCGGAGATCATCCGGGGCCGCCCTGCAATGCGACTACTGCACTCTGTGCTGCTGCGTGGTGGATGGGTTAGGCGACGACGGCCTTGTAGACGCCGCGGTAGTCGACGATCGCGCCGTTGAAGACCATCTTGACCTTGTACTGCAGCTCGTCCGCGGTGAACTGCGTGCCGACGGTGGGCTGGTTGGCCAGGAAGATCTGCGGCTGATCGATGCCGTCGAGGAAGCCGACTTCGAGGAACGGAGCGTTCGACTGCCGCGTTCCGACATACCAGTCATTCGCATCGGTCAGCTTCGGATTGACGTAGATGCGCTCGTTGTTTGCGCCGAACCGCTGGAAGAACTGGTTCGACCCCGCGGTGTCGGTCTGGTTGATTGCGCGCGCCGTAGCCTGCAGCGCCGGCGGCACCATGATCCAGTCCATCGTCAGGCCCAGCGGCTCGCCTGAGTCCTTCTCGGTCTGCGTGCTGATCGCGAGCTCGGCTGCGATCAACGCGTCCACAGAGAGGGCAGTCGCGCCGAGATTGTTATGGCCGGCGTTGAACAAGGAGACAGAGTCGCCGCCATAGGTGACGTTGGCCGCGAGGAAGTTGGTGATGTAGTTCCGCAGAGTCCAGCGGCCGGCACGCGCCAGGCGGCCGGGAAACCGCGAGATTGCGCCGAGATCATCGTTGCGGATGGTCTCCTCGCTGATCGTCAGGATGCCGCCGCGCTTCGCAACCGAGTAGCTCACGCGTTCGTCGGTCGGCTTGGTGATTTCCTGATAGGTGGCACCTTCGTTGACCGTCGCCAGCTCGCCGAAGTAGCCCTCACGCACGCGATCCTGCAGCTTGTAATCGCTGATGCTGGCCTTCGTGTAGATGTCGGACAGCCAGGCCAGCTGGTCCTCCGACCAATCCTGCAGGAGCCGCTTGGTCATCGAGTTCAGCAGGATGTTCGGGAAGTCGCCAGTCAGCACGGCTTCCGACGTCAGCCTGACGTTGCCCGTGAAGCCACGGCCCAGCTTCTCAAGGTTCCAGTCACCAGTGATGGTGGTGTAAGCCTCACGGAGGCCGCGGAAGGCGGGGACGCCCTTGCCCATCGACTCCTTGACGCCCAGCGCAGCTTCCATCGCCAGCGCCTGCTTCTCGCCGGATTCCAGCACGACGCCGGCGCGCGGGTGAACGGTTCCGACGTTCTCAAAGGCCGCGAACGCCTTGCGAACGCTGGCAATCTCGGCGTCGATCTTCTCGTCAGACAGCTGAGCCTCAGTGGTCAGCATTGCTTCCAGGTGACCACGCACGAGCTCGAGCGCAGGCTTGGGCAGCTTTGAGTCGACAAACTTCGACTCCATGCGATTGCGAGACTGTACGCGCTGCGCGTCAGCCAGGATCTGCGCAGCCGACTCGGCCGTCACGGCCGCCGCAGATGTGCCGGTCGCGGGAGCGCCGCCAGCCAGCGCCGTGGTGACCTTTTCCAGAAACGCCGGATAGTCCGCCTCGGCAGTCGAGTGGAATTCGAGAGAGAGCTCGGCGCAGCGCGCGGCGTTGTTCTTCCGAAGCGCGTCGAGCAGTTGAAGAATCGACTTCTTCATAAATGCTCCTTCAGCAGCGATCGCAACGCCGCCGCGGTTGGTGCGAGCCTGTGGGGCGATCGCAGTGGAGTTGGCATCAACAGCGCCCAGCTGCAGCGCTGCAACAGAACTGGCGGCTTCGCTGGATGCCGTCAGAAAACGTCCGCCCGCACCGCCACGCTGGCACAGATCGACGGAATAGAGCTCCGGCAAGGATTCGGCGACAATGCACTGCTTGCCGTCGACCATGCCGGCCTTGTAGCCGATGGTGGCCAGCATCGAGACGGCGAAGAGATCCATCTTCTTCGCAGTGCGCGCGTCGTCCAGGCGGGAGCGCAGGTCACTCTCAGCGCTGAACAGGTTCACCGTGGCATGCGCCTCATCGCCGACCATGCCGCCCGCCTCAAGCCATCCCGCGATGCGCTGCGGATCGGTCGCGCCCGTCGGATCGGGGCCGTTCTGGTCAGGGTGACGGCGG